GATCGCGAAGCGGATGCTCCACAGCTTGTGCCACTGACTTGCATTGTCGATCAGCTTCATCGCTGCCACCCCTTCATTTGCTTGTCAGCCTTCGAGTCGTTCAGCCGATCGACCTTGTCGCTGATCTTGTTGAGCTGAGCGAGGATCTCCGAGTACTTCGCTTCGCCGTTCTGCTGCTGCGTCTTCAGCACGGCCACGTCGCGCTCGATGACCTCCTGCTTCGCCTTCATGGCTGGCACGTTGTCGGTGGCGTACGTCACGCGCGCATAGCCCCAGGTGATCGCCACCAGCACGGACAGAAGCGAGACGATGGAGCAGGCTGCCGCAAGCACCGTGCCGATCGTCCAGCTCGGCTCGACGTGCGGAAGATGCAGGTGTCCGGTCTGCGGCATGTGGCGCTCGTAGTCGGTCATGTGAATTCCATGGGCATTACAACTGCGTAATCCGAATCGATAGACCGGCACGGTTATCTGACGGTGATGGATCGAGAAGCCAGTAGATATATGAGGTCGCACCCGTAAGATAGATTGGAGATGCAATAGCTGCCGCCTCAGCTGCTGCCGCTGTTGCGTAATGCGTCGGCCAATAATCTGTTGTTACCCCGTTTCCATTCGTGATTTCGAAATTATTGGTCCATGGCAGACCACCCGCAAACGGATCACTGTCGGAGGCCCACGGCGAATAAGCGGCGTAGGTCATGCCGGTTATCTTGTCGATGCGAAGAATATCGCTTGTGGAAAAGCCGCTGATCAGAATGCCGTTGCGATCATCCGCCGCCGCGAATGTCGCTAGGTACGCAGTGTCGGCTATGCCTGCAAAGTGTGGCCTTGCGGGATGCGGTCGGCGCGAAATTGCAGCGGCAAGCAGGCTCATGATGCGATCAGCCCCATTGGAAACTCTGAAACTTTGAGGCTACCGTGTCGTTATGACGCAGTCCGACCATGCCCGCTCCGGAGATACTTGAGTCGGTTACGGTGATCCCTGTTACACCATCGAACTTCGCCACAAGACTGGCCCCTGTTACCGATAACGAGAACGTGTGACTGGTGCCCCGGGTGAACGAGATGACGGCAGTACCCAAAGATGTGAATGTTCCAGCGATATTCTTGAATAACACCATCCTGTTCGGTGTTCCTACGGCGTACGCGCTGTCATGCACCACTAAGAGATAGTAGGTATTGAGATCCTTGGCGCGCATGACCAAGCCACCGTCGTTGCACTGCGTAGCCGTTGCGGCAACCACCCCATCAGCAAGCAAGACGTCATTCCGCACCAATATCGCCTGAGAGCCGCCACTGCCATTCGCGGTGACCAACCCGCTAGTGAACGCGAACGTAGCCACTGCGGCATAAAAATTCGTGTAGTTCCAAGCGTCCGGAACCGCGAAATTATCCGATACGCCGCCTGTTCCGATACGGAGACCGAGGCCAGATGCCGGGAAAGCAGAGCCGTTCCACACGTAGATCAGGCCGTCAGCATCGACCAGGTACGCGTTGCCCGCACTCAATCCCGTGCTCGGTAGCGCTGAGTAAGTGGCCACGCGGCCCGAAAGCACAATCCCGGATACGTCAGCCTTGCCATCGAGTGCCGTTTTCAGATCTGTCTGATCGGACAACGTGCCGGTGATGCTTCCCCAGGTTCCGCCGCCACCCCCGCTTACCGCTGGATTCAGCAACTCGAAGCGCGGCCCCGACGCGACGTAGCGCAGCAGCAACTCATGTCCAACGCCTTTGATGTCGCCAGCTACCAGCGCGATGCCGCCGTTCTTGGTGATCGGATACGCCGTCAGCGCGTTGACCTTGAGCGTAGGCGCAGCCGCCGTGTTGGCGAGGAATGCGCGCACCTTGATCTGCTCGCCGTCCACGAGGGCGGTGATGGCCGGCGTGAACGCCGCTGTGATGGCCTGCGCCGTGCCGGCCCCGATGGCGAAGGTTTCCGCGCCGGTGATCGTCGCCTTCTCGGCGTCCAATTCGTTGAGCGCTCCCTGCACATCCGTAGAGGCGAGATTCCCTGTCGGCGCGAACGTGACTTCCGATGCCGCAACCTTGCCAGACACCAGCACGCCGCCGCGCCGGATCAGCACATGGCCGTCCGCCGTCAGCGGGATATTGACTGGCTGGGCACTGGCGTTTGACGGGTTCCCTGTGAGCGTGGCCGCTGGCGCGAAATAGGCCAGATCGCCCACGGGTTCCCACACGTCCTGGCTGGTCTGCTTGATGGCGATCAAGCTGCCCTGGTCGCGCGTCGCGGCGCTATCCGATGGAAGGAAGGTGACGCCACTGCCGGCCACGAACTTCACTGCGCCGGCCGCACCTTGTAGCGCGTATAGCGTTGCGCCGATAACGCACGCTCCGGCCGGCACCGTGATGGTCAGCCCGCCCGCAGCCGTTCCGCGCAAAATGGTATCGTTATCTCCTTGGTCGGCGATGTGCGTGGCGGCCGATACATCGCGCGTGTCCACATTGCCATACCAGTTGTACCGCCCCTCTTCCAAGTCGTCGGTCGAGTTGATCTCGTTGCCATTGACCGTAGTGTTGGTGATGCTTCCGGTACTGCCGAACAGCGTCCGCAACTGCGCCAGCGTACCCACCGAGCCATCGGGTAGCAGCAGGTTCACGCCAATCTGCGCGCCAACCGTCGCCGCGGGGTCGATCAGCACCGATTGCGTCGGGCTGGTGCGGTGGACGGGGACGCGGACCTTTTTCATGCCCGAAGCGTGCGAGTTTCGGGCAAGGGGTCAACGGCAGTGGTAGGCTTGCCGCTCGGAAACGACAGGGGACGACGATGGCCAAAAGAATTATTACCGCGCTGGCGTTCGGCTTACTGATTTCTCCGATCGCAACTGGATCGAGCTCACCTATGAATGACCGACTGAGACTCTTTGACGCCGCTCAAAGATTTTGCATAGCAAAACACCTTTCCAGCGCCGAGCTCACTACGAATGTTATCCGCTCAGGAAACTGGTCGATATCACACATCTGCGAATGTGCAAGCGCTTTAACCGTATCGAAGATGACGGGTCAAGAAGTGGCTCAAGCCGCATTGCCGGAAAATCTCGCCGGCTTCAACCTGAAGCTCTCAACGAATATGAACGCATGCGTCCATATGCAGCCATGAAGACAGGCTACCTGTGGCCTTGGCTTTGCGCGCCGTTTGTCTGACCCTCCAACAGAAGCAACTCGCCGAGCTTGCTCGGTTTCTTCGTCGTCGGTTTCTTGAGTAAAGCCCGCTCGATCGCATCTGCCGTGGCCTGATTATCCAGCGCCGTCGACCCGATGCGCTGAGCGATCTTCGCGTTCACGCCCTGCGCGGCTTCCGGCAGCAGGCCGCCAAGCATGGCGCCAGCGATACCGGCGCCCGGCACTGGGACCATGTGCCCGAGCGTGCCGCCCAGGCCGATACCGATCGACCGCGACAACGCGCCAGGCTTGCCGGCGAGTGGATCGCCGAACAGACCTCGACCGATCGCCGAACCCTGTCCAGCTTGCAGATCGGCAGCAGTGCCGGGCCCGGAAGCCGCGAGCTTGTTGTCCGAGATCATGCGCCGCTCAAGGCTGGCGCGAACAGCGTCGAGTTGCTGGCGAGCGGCATCCGACATGGGATAGCGCGCCTTGTCGTCGCCCCTCAGAACCTGCCGAAGACGAGTAATTGTAAGCTGTGGATCGCCAGCAGCGTTAAGGCTATGAGGGCTGTTTGGGTCAAGAAGCTTGCGTACCGACTCCATGGTATTGACCGGCTCGGAGTTGCGCGCGTACGTCGCCAGGTAATCAGAATACCCCGGTGCGTGGGCGTCGATAAGCGCCGTAAGCTTGGCTTTGACGGGATCAAGGGCCGCGATTTCCTGACCGGAGGCGAGTGCGCCATTGGGCTTGACGATGTAGTCCTTGATGTTCTGCCGCACCGAATCCAGAACATCCACCGGCACTTTACCACGGGTATTCTGTGACTCCTTGAGCGTGTTGGCAATGGCATCCAGCGCTGGCCGGATCGTGGCCCTCACGCCCTGCCCCGTGTTTCGCAGCAATGCCAGTTGTTTCACGATCGGCGCCGGGTCGATCATGTTGCGGTCGATGCTGCCGAACGCGTCTGCGAATGCCTTCTGCGCCCTGGGTGATCCGACGCCCTGCTCCAACTCCTGTAGCAGCGGGTAGGCGTCATCCTCCTGCAAGGTGCCGCCCTTGACCTTGGCGACGATGCCTCGAGCCTCCTGCAGCGCGCGGTAGTCATCGCCACGGGTCATGGGCTTGCTCAGTGCGTCGTCAATCTGCTTGCCAGCGTCGTTCCAGCGGATCGCCGGGGTGGCTGGCGTCAAATGCTGGTCGATGAACGGTGCCGCGGCCTGCTTGCGCGCCAACTTGGCCGCTTCCAGGTCGGCATCAGTGCCGGCCAGCTTCTGGATGACATCCATGCGCGCCGCGTTGTTGGCGTTGTCGCCGCGCACGAAGTCGGCGGCCGTGGTCGGGTTGTTGCGTAGCGCGCGCTCCTGCGCCACCGCCTCGGGCGACGGGTTGGCCTGCGCCGCAGTCAAGCGCTCGCCGGGCACATCCGGCACGGCAGTGCGGAGATTCGCCACGGCCTGCGGATCGTTGCCGAAGCGCGCGAGGATCTGCCGGTCAGCGATGGCCTGCGGGTCACGGACATGCTCCAGCACATCACTGACGCCACGGCGCACCGCAGAGACGCCGCTGCCGACGCCGTGCAACACCGGCCCTGTTGCAGCGCCGACGCCGACCTGAAGGGCCTTCTGTTGCGCAAACGATGGGCCGCTGTCTCCACCGGCAACCAGCCGCTCCATATCATTGAGCTGCGGTCCGCTGGTGACGGGCTGCGCCGCGCCGATCGCCCCGCCTTCGACGGCAAGCTGTCCCAGCTTCTGTATGGTTGTGGTGGCTTTTGGGATCAGCCCGGCAGCCCGTGCCTCGCCGAGTCCAATCAGCCACGGCAACACCTCGCCAAGCGCAGCGCCTGTCACGCTGGCGGTATTCGTCGGCACAGCTTCCTGATATTGGTCCTCGCGCTCCTTGACGAGCGAATCAAGGCGGTGGTTGAGTGCGTCGGCAATCCTGTCGGTCGATCCAGCCTCCCCTCCACCCAGGCGATTGCCTAGCTCCATGCCAATGCCTAGCGGCGAATCCTTGACGCCATGCGCGATCAGCTGCGCCACCCCGACAGGGATGTTACCGACATGGTGGGCGAAGGCGTCGCCAAGGTCGTTGCCGAAATCATTGACCGTGCCGAGCACGCCGGGGAGCCGCGCGGGCGCCTGTACAACCTGCGTCGGCAACTGGTCAATCGGCGCGGCCGGAGCCTGCCCAGTCAGGTCGGACAGTTTCATGTGGGCCGGCTGCGCTGACGCTTGGCTTGGCGCAGTTGCGGTCAATTCGGAAAGCTTCATTGCACCGGCTCCACATCGGGGTCATTCGGATCACCGCCGGTCACGCGGTACGGCTTGCCGTTATGCATGATGATCTGACCGATCTGATAGCCGCCCTGCGCTGCAGCCGCTGCCGGCGCTAGAGCGGCCGCCTGTAAGGCATCACCGATGTTGCCGAAATCGTCCTGCGCCAGACCAGATCGCTCGATCGTCTTGTCGAAGGCGTGCTTGGCTTCGGGACTGACCAGCGGACGTAGATCCTTGGTCGTACCCATGCCGGACGTGTACTGATCCTGCAGCGCCGCCACCTTGCCGCCGATCAGCTTGGTCAGCGTGCCGATCGCTGCGTTCAACTGTTCGGGCGACTGCGCGCCGTCCAGGTTCTTCAGGTTTTCCTCGATGTCCATCTGCGAGCCACCGGAGGCGCGCCACACCTTGGCAACCTCGTCGGCCACGGCCTTTTTCGCCGTGTTGAACTTGGCGATATCCGGATCGCCGAACGTTGCCGCTACGGAGTTCTTCAGCCTGTTGTACGGCTGAAATCCGGTGTTATTGAGGTCGCCGGCGTAGTCCGACAGCGTGCCGAGATGCTCGGCTACGGTGTTCAGCGCATTGACCGTGCGCGATTCCGGCCCGGAAGTGAAGGCTTTTCGCGTGCCGGCGCGAGCGTTGTAATTCACCGCATCGAACGACGGGTCGTATTGCGCCACATCCTGCAGCATCGCCTGCCAGTAGGGTGATTTCAGGGCTGTGCCGGTCGGGAACGCCATGCGCCCCTCGGCCAGGGCCTTGACCTGCGCCGCCTTCGTCGGTTCGATGGCTTGCAAGTAGGCGTCACCGTGCGGGCCGTTCGGGTTGGCCGCGGGCACCATGGCGCCGGCGCCACTATCCGAGTTCGGGTTGAATCCGCCCACCGACGTCTGCTTGTCGAACAGGCGGGCGTGGGCCATGTCGGATTGCGCTCCGGCATAGTTCTTCGCGGCTGAAGCTCGCTTGTCGCCCACGATCGCATCGCCGAGCGCCGTCAACGAGATGGCCTGGTCGGGCGACGCGTAGGGGTTGAACACCTGCCCGTTGTCGATCTTCGTGGACTCCAACGGCTTGCCCTGCGCCAGTGCCAGCTGACGATTCGCCGTCGCCATGTCACCGAGCCGGGTCGCGTCTGCGGCATCAGCCAGCGCGCGGCCCGCGGTCGGCGCCTGCAGATCGCCTAGCCGCGACAGGTCGACCACGTCGTTGCTGCGCAGGATGCTGCCGAGCAATGCCGCCTGATCCGGAGCATAGCCAGCCGTCGTCAAGGCGCCAGGATTGATCCCCTGCCGCGCATCCAGTCGATCCTCGCCGATCAGCGCATCTGCGCGGCTCTTGCGTGCCGATGCCATCCTGTCGGCCACCTGGGCGCCGAGCGCCTGGCCCTGATAGTAGGCTTTGCCGTCGTCGGGTTGTCCGAAGATGAGCTGGCCGAGCTGCGAGCCGAGATTTTGTGCGCCGTTGGGCATGATGAATCCTTAATAACCCGGCATGTTGTAGGTGAGCCCGTCGCCCATGGAATAGGTCGTTCCCTGCTTTGCGGCCGTACCGCCCGCGCCGCCAGCCACGCCACCCGCAGCCGCCGAAAGCAGACCCGACGCCAAGTCAATCTTCGCGTTGCGGCGAATCCGCCCGAGCTTCAACTGGTCGAGGAAGTTCTGGCCCTGCGACTCGCGCCCGATCAGGCCAATGTCGGTGGCGAGGTTGCCGTAGTCGAACCCCTCCTGCTGCCGCTGGATGCCCGGCGCGTCCATCCGTGCCATGAGGCCGGCCGTCTTGTCGGCGTAGCTGTTGGCGTCGTTGGCGGCGGTGGCGGCATCGGTCTTGAACGTGTCGCTGCCGATGACTGGTGTGAGGCCAGCTTCGGTCGTCGAGCGATTGCGGCGCAGCACGTTCAGGTAATCGTCCAAGCGGCCTTCCTTCGCGCTCGCCGCATTACTCTCGGCCAGCTTCGCCACGGCGTCATTGACCTTGGTATCTGCCTGCTTCTGGATGCGGGACTGGTTCTGGATGCCAAGCGCGGCCTGGTTGTCCTGGCGCTGCGCGGTCTTCTGCGTGTTGTAATAGCTGCCGCCTGCGGCCGCAGCAGCAAGGGCAAGACCGATGGCAGTGGAGGTGGCGATAGCCATGTCAGAGCACCTTCGTATAGGCGTGTTCGCTGGGCGTGTAGCCCATGCGGGAATAGATCGCCTCCGCGCCTTCGCACTGACCGGCGAGGCACATCATGCGGATCATGTCGGCGCCCTTGGCACGGCATGCCGGCTCGATCGCAGCCAGTAGCTCGGCGCCGATACCGGAGCGCTGCTGCTCGGGCTCGACCCACCACACCAACTCCGTGGCCATCGTCTTGGCGATGTTGAAGGTGAAGGGCTCCACGAACAGACCGACCATGCCAACCACGGCGTCGTCGGCTTCGGCCACCAGCATCACGCCTTGGTCCATCATGAGGATGGCCAGGCCCGCGGCCGATTCTTCCGCCATCGGCGCGATGCCGACATAGCGGGTCTGGGCGTAGAAGCGTCCAGCCATCTCCACGATGCGCGGGATGTCGTCGTGCGTTGCGTTGCGAATCATCCGCCATACCCTCCGCTGGCGCCGCCGTAGAGCGCGACGCGCTTGCCGCCCGGCGTTCCGTCGAGATAGCCCTGCTGGAACTGCCGCGCACTCTTCGCCGCCTGCAAGAAGCTGTTCGTCTGACCGAACGAATCCGCCAGGCTGCCCAATTGCGCCTCCGACTTACCGGCCTCCAGGTTCGACCGCATTGCTGCAGAGGCCTGTTGCGCGGCGGTCGTCGCATCCAGTCCGCTGGTCGCCAGCGAAATCAGACGGGCCCGTGCATCTTGATCGGCAGCCGAAAGGCTGGCCCCGGCACCCTGCGCTTTCTGCTCGACCTGCAGCAGCCCGCGGCCGTAGTCCTCACCCATCAACTGCTGCTGATCGACCTGCGTGCTGCCGCCGGTCAACCCGGAGCGCGCCAGCGCGAACTTGAGGCCGCGGTCGGCGTTTCCCTTCTGGCGGTCAAGATCCTGCTGGTAGTAGCTTCGTGTCGCATTGACGAAATCATTGATGTCCGCCTGTCGCTTCGGGTCGTTGAAGACCGTATTGACCTGCGACTGCGTGCGACGGATGGCCGACTGCCGATCCGCCTCCGCCTGGTTTGCCGCCTTCGCTGCGCTGTTGCCGCCGCTGCTCATGCTTTGACCCTCGCGAACACGATCGCATCCTGTCCATCGGCGAAATACCCGTGCAAGACGCCCTCGCGCTGCATCAGCAGGCTTCGCTCGTACCATTCGTGCGCTTGCGTCCTGCCGGCCAGCGCGAACGTTTCGATGCGATGCGCGCCACTCGCCAGCAGATCGTCCATCAGGCCGCGGCATACCTTCGTCATCGCGCGCCAATGATTCGCCCAGCCCTGCGGCGTGCCAGCCAGCCAGCCCTCGTACACACCGCGGCGCACCGGTGCGAAACCACCCACCAGAACCGGTAGACCATCGCGACCCACCATCACGAACTGGCTCCCCGGCGAAGCAACCAGCGAGCGCGCCGCCACGTCCGGCACGTATTCGGGCAGGCCAGTCAGCGCCAGGTACTGCGCGATCTCGTCCGGCCGCATGTTCGCGGCGACGTAGGCGAAGTCCTGCACGATCGGCAGACCCAGGCGGATCTCGGGGAGCTGATTGCACCCATCCATCACGGCTGCCCCGCCATGCCGGAAAGGTGCAACGTCACGGCATTCACGCTCCACGCCGCGCCACCCGCAAAATCCAGCTTGATGCTGAAGGTCGGCGCCGCCACCGGGATCGGGATCGGGTCACCTGGCAGCGTGTCCGGGTCGATCAGGTACGGGTCGGTGAAGGCGGCGGTATCGCGCTGGTCGTAGCCGATGGACAAGCTCGGACCCTGGCCGGTGCCGACGTAGTCGAGGCTTTCGAGCATCTTCGTCACTCCCGGTTGCCCGTTGTCCAGCCATGCCCACTGCACCAAGCCGGCAAAGTCAGTCGGCACTCCGTCCACATCGTCCGTTGCCATGTCCTCGCTCACCACCGACACCTCGTCGCCGTGGCGGATATACAGATCGTTGCCCAGCTGCGCGAAGGCATCAACGGCAAACGGGAAGATGTAGCGGCTGCACTTCGGCTTGCCGCCATTCATGGTAATTACGAAGGTTTGCGGTTCGGCGCCACCTACCGCCAGCCAATACTGGCCGGCACTCGGGTAGTACGTGGCGCGCGGGCCGAGCGCGGTGTCATCAGCGACGACAGCGGGGCGAACCAGCACGTCGATCGACATTCCAACCTCGCCAGCGGCAAGGCTGTCCGTCCCTGCCGCGATGCCAACACTGCGCACACCCAGCTGGCTAAGGTAGAACAAGTCATTGCCGACCGGTTGCGCGGCGTGCTGCGCAGATGAGCCGATGCCGTCCATCTGGTCGAGCAGACTCATTGCCGATGGGTCAGGATCGACCTGCCAGTTCTGGAAGCTCGACGCGTTGAACGCGGTCAGGTTGGAGCGATACGGCGCCAGCACGGCCATGTCGTTGCTGTTGGCCTGCTGCAAGCCGGTCGGCAGGTAGCCGGCATCCTGCGCACTCGACCAGTCCAGCGGGTTCACCGTGGCGCTGAAGCGCACGATATCCTTGTCCGCGGCGAACACTTTGCTGGCCATGATCGCCACGACCTTGCTATGCGGGCAGTTCTTGTCCGTGATCTGGCTGCTGACCGCCACCCAATCCATGTTGCCGTCATGCACGATCGCTCCGGCACTGAGTGGCCATACAGGCTCGGTGCTGCCCGTCTGCATGATCGGCGAGGCCTCCCACACCACGCGGGACGCAATCACGCCCTCCCACGTCACCTCGTTATCGGTGACAGGGACGCCAACTGTCGTCGGCCATGTCGGCTCGGCGCTGCCGCTCTTGCCCGGGGCGGCCTGCGTCGCCTTGAAGATCAGCCCGGGCGGCGGCGCCTGGTAGGCGTAGTCCCAGCTGACCTGATCGAACTCCAGTGTGCCGCCGTGCGTGCCGTTGTTGCCGTTGAGGCGAATGAAGGCTTCTGCAGTGGCCGCCGGCGCGGTGTCGCTGGCGCTGGTCAGCTTCCAGTAGCCGCCCTGGCCGTAAATCAGGGTGCCGAGTGCCGTGCCGATCTCTGCATGACTGGCATTTCGCCAGACGATGATGATCTGCGCGCCCTGGTCGTTCGTGCCGCTGTTTGTCAGCTTCGCCATCGCCTGCGCGGTGATGCGCTGACCCGGCTTCACAGGCACGACGTTCGTGTTGTTGAGCGAGTCGATGCCGGAGCCGGACAGCACCACGCATTTCGTGCCGGCGTATGGCGTCGTGCTGGTGTTTGCCCAGCGGCTTGCGCCCTGCGCCCAGCCGGTCAGGTCGCCGGTCTCGAAGTCGCCATTGGTGGGCTGCGGCTGCGCCACGACCGTCGTGCTGGAGGGCTTGACGAGCGCCCCGGGCACATAGGTCTTGCCGCCCTGCCAGATATCGGTCATCGGTTGTCCAGCAGCTTCGTGTTGCTGTATCGGTCGCCACCGGGTGGCGGATTCGTCGGTGTCGGCGCTGCGGGTGCCGGCGTGCTATCCACGTCCTCAGCAACCTGCGCGCCATTCGATTCCGGCCAGTCCGGCTCCGAAGCGCCGGAGGAGGGGTTATCGCCCGCCACCTCGACCACGGTGTACTTCCAGCCGGTGTAGACAGTCGGCTGCACCACGTCACCCACGGCACGCGGCACGTTCGGCGCCCAGGCGGCGGGGTTCGACTTCAGTACCGTCTGGTAACGGAAGCCGTTGGGTACGGTCGGCAGCACCGTATCGCCGACCTTGTACATCGTGTCGGCCGCCCACGTGCCGCCAGACTGCAACCAGTAGTGGAAGACGTCGCCGTTGGCGAACTCGGCCACCACGTACAGAAAGCCCATGAAGGGCGCGGCGAAATGGATTTCGGCAATGGTCTGCGTGTCATCCGTGGGGTGCGACAGCACCTCGCAGGTGTAACCCGCCGGCACCGTCTGTGGCGTGCTCGAGAACACCACCATGCCGCCATCGAACGCACACAGCCCCTTCGTGCCTGCCGGCAATGCCGCATGCCGCACCGTGCCGGGGCGCGATTGGATCGAGCCGTCGATGGTGACGAAGCCGTTCACCAGGTCGTACAGGCTGGACGGATCGGCGCCGCCCTTCGTGCGCAGGCGGTTGATACCGGCCTTCAATGCGTTGAGGTTGATGTCCGTCACGCGAACGGCTCCGTAGGCCGCGGCTGCGAATACACCCAGTCCTGCCGGCGGTCATGCCCCGGCAGATACCGCTGCGTATGATGGGTGCCGGCAACCAGGTTGCCCATCATCGTCTCCAGTTCCTGCACGTAGTTGCCGGCATCGGGGCGCCCGTAGTGCGCCTTGGCGTTGGACAGGGCGAGCAGGAAAACGAGTCGATCGTCGATCGTGGTCTTGTCGGTGTCGGCGGCGAACGCTTCCAGACCGAAATGCCCCTTGATGACCAAGCTTCCCTCGGTCGCGCTCGGTGCAGGCCACACCTCGATGCACTGGCGTATCTCGTAGCGCAACGGCCAGCCGCTGCCGTTGGTCGAGTACATCTCTGGCGGAATGCCGCAGGTCAGCGGGCACCACAGGGCGTCACGCACCAGGCCCACCCATGTCACCTTGCGCGGGTCCAGTCGCTTCGTGCACGTCTCGTCGTTTGCGTCGAAGTCGTACATGCGCACGCCGGCCTGCAGCGACCACGAATAGAACCGCTCGGTGCGCAACACGTCGTAGCGCCGGTACAGCAGCTCCTGCGCTTCGATCAGGAACGAGTTCAGGAGCGCAGCCATGCCGGGCGGCGGATTGTTGACCTGCGCCGCGAAGCCCAAGCGCGTCATCATGTCGTCACGCAGCTGCTTCAACGTCTTGTTGTTGGTGGTGTCGTCGCAGTCGCAGTTGTAGATCGTCTCTGCCATCACTCACCCCAAAGAAAAACGGCCCGACCTTTCAGCCGGGCCGTTGTCGGCAATCACGCAGACCAGCGCGTTACTTCGCGGCCGGCTTCTCTTTCGCGGCCGGCTCAGGCTCTTTCGCATGCGTGCGTACACCGGACTGCGGCGCCGCCTCGCGCGCACCTCGGCCCAAATCGAAGCCGAAATCTTCCAGCGACCTCGGGCCGACCGGGTAGGCCACCCGCACCGGGTCGGACGCATTCACCCGGCGATACTTGTTCTGCAGGCGCTGGTATTCAGCGTCCGCGCTATCGGACAACTCCAGCGTCGCGTCCGTGATGTCACCCTCGACCACGTTGCTGGGGCCATGCACCGCGCGCAGCACGTCGACCTCATGCTTCGGGACTTGCACGGTCAGCGTGTCGCGGCCTCGCTCGATGCTGACGCTCACTAGTTTGCAAGTGACGGTGTCGCTCATGATT